CACAATTTTATCCGGGCGGAATCTCACCTTAAGTTGTCTTCCTTCCCGGTAAATACCTCTTTCCGCAATATCCAACTGCCGTTGATAAATGGTCTTGAAGTCACGGGACAGGGTTCTTTTGAAGAACTCCTCCCTCACAGGGTTCCATCCGTCACTCATTCCGTACCAAGTTTAAACGACACACTCCAACCGCTGTAATCCGTATAGAATCCTGTTTCCGGGGTAGTGGTCATCCGGTCAAGATTATGCATAAGACAGCACCCCCTGTTCCTGTCACCACGCATCACATTCTTGATGCTCTCGACAAGGGGCTGTGTATCTTCCAGCACCCGAACCGGACCACGGCGCTGCATATCCATACGGTCCATCAGAAATATAAGGCACAAGTTATCCTCCTCCACATTGTCCGGATCCGTACCTGTCTCCTGTGCGGACGGTACGACCACGAACAGAACCGGAAGCTCGTCAGAACTGATACTTTTCAGACAGTCGCTCATGTCCTGGTCCACATTCACTACTCTGACGGAATGTATGCCTGGTACACGCCGCATGACATTCTCATAATACTCACGATAGGTTTTCAAACTGATCATAGGCTCTATCTTTTGGAATGTAATTTCTCAAACTTCTTTCTGTAAAGGAAAATAAGGATATCCCAGAACGGTGTCGCCCTCACCTCTGCATAGTTCCCGAATGCCCCGTTCTCAGCGATATCCATTCCAATGCCCGTCCAGCCGGTATGGTCATCCGCTTCCGGCTTCTCATCTTTTCGGAAAAGAATCCGCAAGTCAACCGTTTCACCGTCAATCTCCAAAGGCTCCTCCCGGATGATGGCGAACACATTCATAAAAAACAGATAAGCATGAAGACAGAGTAGAATTGGCGGTTCCGCACCTTCCCTTCCCGTATAAAGAGCTTTTCCGAACTCCCGTAATATCATGTCCCTGTCGCCGCCACCCTCATCACCCATCCGTCTTACCAGTGCCATGCACTTGCAGAAGGTGTCAAACGATACCCCGTTGAGCATGTCTTCCGGTCCGTGAAAGCCGTTCCATTCCGGAAGGAGGTTGATTCCGGTACTCAGGTCCAGCCGGAAAGATTTTCCCTCACGAATAACGAACGGATCCGTCAGGGACAACAGTGCCAGCGTTTCCTTCCATGTGGATGGAGGAAGATGCCCCATATCAACTGGGAGTGCCAGAAAAAGAGACAGAATTTTCAAACGTATCCCGGGTTCCGACAATATATGCTGGTTAGCCATGGTGGCGATCTCCAGATAACGGTAATACTGGGCAGGTGTCAGTTCCTCAAGCGTTTCCGGCACACTCACTTGTCTGTTCTGATAATATATTACACGCATAAAAATCAAAAGGTTATCCCCTTGCTTTGAAGCGTGGGGCCTGAAACATAGAAATCAACCTCCTCAGGCGCGGCGTCCAAAGCCGCCACCGTATCCTGCAATTCCTGAAGATACCGGTCGGCATCGGCCTGAAGACTGTCCGCCACACTTTTCCGCGCCTCTTTCTCTGCCCGTAACTTTTCCTTTACAGTTCCGGTCTGCTGCACCTGTACGATACCTTCCGGAATAACCTCTACAGGCAGGCGATCAACCGCTTTCTTGATGGCCAACAGTGCCAGAGGTCGCTGGCATTCCTCCAAAAGAGTGTCACATACGTCCGGATCCCTTCTGACAAGCCAATCAAACCGCTCCTTTCCGACAACAGGCAGAATTTCTGTACGCTGTATTTCACGCAGGATGGGAACCAGTATGAGAAATAGACGGTGGCTGCCGATATGATAGAACTCGTCAAACTCGTCCTTGGTACGGATGAGCAATCCGTTCATCTGTCTTTTAGCCAGGCTTTTTTCCCAGAAGTCAAACTGCTTATCCTCCAAGAATCCTACCAGAGCATCCACCGACTCATACGCCAGATTAAGTATGTTCATTTCATCCTTATATTCCTGAAGGGCAGTCAGCCCCTTCTCATTCTCTCCCAGTTTCCTCTGCCTTCCGCTACCGCCATGCTGTGCATCCAACGTGGGAACAACCTTTACCCATGCGAAATATGCCACGGCACGCTGCGCCATGAATACAAGTTCCTCTTTCTCTGAATCCAGGTCTTCATCCCAATAAAGGTCGACTATCGCCGAAAGCACGTCCGCCCCGATAATACAGGTCAGCTGGCGTGCGGCCAAAGGCAGTACCGGCTTCCACTTGGAATAGTCCAGGCTGTCGGAAATCATTCCCAGCGCCGCAACAAGCTCCTGGCGCCCTTCTCCGTTTCTGTCGAATATCATTTTCATAACTTATATATTTTCTTTCATACGGTTTCCCGGCGACACGTTCTCTTCCTGACTCACCACATGCCTGTACAGTCCGATACGTATATCTGTTCCCGGCCAGTTAGCATTGATATACTCCTGCACCGGCTTGCAGAGTATCATGTCCGGAATAGCCGTTTCAGACGCATTGTAGACCTTGATGGAATACAGTTTCTCGCTTCCACTGCTCAGTTTGTTTTCCAAAATGAGGTTCGCCAGCACCGGATCAATTCCGAACCCGGAGGTGGCAGCAGCGTCAGCCTTGTTGCTGATTCTAATCTGTGCCTCGATGTAATCCTTCACCTTCTTATCAATAGGAGTCACCTTCCATCCCTCAAAATCGTTGGCTTCATCGCTCCAGAACCGGGTGGTGTGCATATATTTTCCCACATTCTTCATCCCGGTAATACCTCCGGCAAATTTCTCCATGCATTCATCCTTGTAATCCTCCAGCATCTTGGCCGTATAGGTTTCCCCACGCTTGCGGCATACGGATTTCAAACGTTCCTCCGCCTTGTCCCAATACCCTTGTGGAGATTCTATATGCAGACTGAGCGCGCTGGAATTCAGATTATAGTTATGCAGTAATGGTGCCAAGGTACCGGCTATTTCCAGCCAGTCAAAGGCTCCCAGAAAACGCGGGGTACTAACAAAATCCTTACAGAAGGAATAGATGTTGTAATATCTGGCCGACACCGGATATCGGAAAGGATCTGCCGGATCAAACATGGGATACCTCTCCATATATTCAGGATCCGGGAAAGGGAAATCTCCCACGACAATGCCTTCCGGATCATTTTTCCCAGGGGGAGGGTACAACAGTCTGGCACGCTGGTAAGGGATATGCTCCAACCTTAGTAGCTTCCCCCGCCCGCCAATACGGGGCGCACGGTTGCGGACAAACTTGATAAAGAAGCCCTGCATGTGGGTGAGATCAACCAGACAACGGTGCATACAAATCCGATAATCCCAGGAAGACATGTCCGACTCAATATCAGGTGCAAGCACCCATTTTTTGTAGAAACGGTTGTCCGTATCATCAATTGCATCCTCATAGAACCGGGGACCGTCCCCCATTGCAGACCGGCAATCTTGCCAAGAATACCCTCGCCGGCATAGAACCGGTCAAGCAGGCGCATGACCTCTCCGGGCATGTCATTGTTATCCCCCATCGGAACGATATCATATCCGGCCACACTCATTTTCCTCGTGAAACAGGTGTTACGGTTATGGTTCAGCATGATACTGGAAGGTTCCCATCCCTTACCACGTCCTGAAATGTCAAAGGAATAAAGCGATCCATTGCCGGGGTCCACAAAGCCGAAATTTCCGCTACGTCTTACCTCCATATTACAAAACTGTTTTCTGTCCGTTAAATTCCACTACCAGAATCTGCCAGCAGTTCAATGCGTTGCCTGTTTCCGTATCGACAAGAAACAGTTTATGACTGGCATTCTCTATTTTTTCATCAGAAGCCTTGGAACGAAGCCTGGCCGCTTTCAAAAACACCAGATCACCGCCAGACTGTTTCTGACGGTTGTATTTCCGGAATTTGATAC